CCGGGGAAGTCACCGAAAATAATTTTCAAGTGAACGCTTAACAACTTGCACCCAAATGAGAGAATAAAAAATTCCTTCGAACGCATGCGCGATCGAATTGAAAAAAGTTCTCTAAAAGGGAAAAATCGCGCACACTTACCTGCTTAATACAGGACCACTAGGTGCTTAGTGGTATCTCTACAAATCCCTGTAGAGAAGGGGTAAACCGATAAAGAAGAAACATGTGAAATCTTCACCGACCGCTGTAAAACGATCGGAAGTTCTCGCAAGGTTTCCAAGCCAGGATGTTTTTCCTAAATTCGGTTCAAATGGGTTTGTATCCTTGTTGGCAGCAAAATTTGGATTAGTACGACAATGAGAAAATCTCTTGTTATGATAGTACGGTACTTCAAATAATAACGAGCGCGTATCTTGCGCCATACCGTTGAGACCACAACTATTGATATAGGTCAAAACTGTTGCTGCACGACCGGTGACGGTATAAGCCGAGTCAGTCGTAGACGTTTGCGCATTTATTTTATGACGGATGGATCCTCTCCATCCGACATACATGGACATCACATATTCCACAAGAGGGATACGAGCGGTTGAAACATCATCTCTATTGGGAATAAGACCAGAGATTACCGATGCGTATCGAGTAACTTGGGTATATCTGCGCAAAAGTGTTCTTAATGAAGGAACAACTTCACCAAAGAACACTAAATTTGTGGCATCAGAAATTACTATGGATTGATCTCCAATAGGCTCAATTGGTGCGCCGCCAATGGGGGCATTATCTTGAGCATCTGTTTCCACTTCCATCACACTTTGGGGTTCCACTGAATTGTCAGAACTCCTAAATGTGATAGAATCGCCGGCCAAACGATCGACAGGAACGGCAAATTCCACGTCTGGGCCTCCTCTCTGGAACATATTAATAGAAACGGAGTTAGCCAAAGAAGGATCTGGAGAGGTAAGAGGGGTTAAAACTTCAACTCTAATCTGTCCATTATGATACCTAGGCTCGCATGTTAGCCCAGTGCCAGTTCCTTTCGGAAAGGCTGTTGAACCAATTGCAATATTCTCAACGACAAGAAATGGTTCACGAGCATGCCATGCGATAGGTATTTCGAAATCACGAGTGTTTTCAAGGTCAATAATGCGAGAATAGACCTCATTGAGAGCGCCAGTGGCAGTAGGACCCACTGGATCATAAGTGATTCGAAGTTTGCCGCGATGCAATGCGGAAGCAACTATTTGAAAGCGATAGATAAGAGTACCTCGCCAATATTGAAACAAAATTGCACATGCGCAACTAGGCGTAACCATAGAACGCCAAGGAAACACACTGCTATCAGTCTCAAAATATGTCGGGGTTACATTCAAGGACATAAGGACTTGTCCAGAGTTTTGAGCCTCTGTCCAATCAACTTTATCAATGAAAGACTCTCGTGCCACAATAGACGAAATAGACATCTCATCACAGGGTGTTAGTCCCACTGTGCGAGGATCAATTGTTAATTCGCCTTTAACGTCTGTGCCCAATCTCATGACAGGATCAAAGGTGTTGGTTGTAGCCAATTCACCCATTAACCTATCTTTATAGATTTGAGAATTAGTCACAATTTGTGGTCTGGAAAATCCAAACATTTTCGCTATACCGCCCACTCCTTTAGCCACCATTTCAGTGGCCTTCGCATAGGGAGCGAACATAGGTATATCAGAAGCATAAGAAGCAGCCTTAGCAACAGCTGAAGCGGTGGAGGAAACGGGAGAATCCGAAAATTCGGATTGACCCGTCCAAGCTCCAAAATCAGCTGCGGTAGGCGTGCAAATGAGAGCGTCTTCCATCCAAGCGTAAATCCGAATATTACAAGTTCCTGCAGAGGAATTCGCATGTCGGAGTTGGTTCATGGAATGGAGGTACAAACGTCCCATATCAGATACTGATGATGCATTAGTTAAATCCATAAAATTTTCCGGACAAAAGAAGGGAAGAGTCATCTCTCCACCCTCACTAGTGGTAGGATCAAGGAAAATATGAGGCATCTGAGTGAGTTGCATCCGTCTACACTCAGATAAATCGGCAGCTTTGGGATGCATGGACATAGTCGCCCGAGGCTCATACGACATTATAAAACGTCCGAACAACAGGGAATTACCCGTTATTACGGCACGAATGCGCAGATGCCCGCGAATATGTCGAAAACCTTCAATACGTTTCTTCACTAAAGGATCATTCATAAAAGAAGACCACGGATCGATGGTATTGGCAAGCATATTACCCAATGCTACGGGAGTGACAAAGATCTCCACTGGCCGGTTCAAAAAAGAACCCAGTGGTGTATCAGTAGATTCGCCAGTCTTATATGTTGATTCAAGTTCACTTGTCATATGAACTCCGGCAGGTGAATCAGCATGGGCAAAGGTTAAGGTGCCCACCTTTTGAGTAGAATCCGACTCCTCGGTTATGTTAAATAATTTTACGTTTTGAGCAGTATTCTATGTACAGAAATGAGACAATACTAGTTCACAATTCCGGTTTCCTAATTATGTAATCGCAACACAAGCCTAACCCCACTTCGCAAGAAGGATCGAAGGGGGCTGGTATCCAATATGTAAACGTCCTATTTTGGTTTATCCAATATTGTACGGTAGGACCCGCACAGAGGGATGCCGTTTTACGCCAGACCCAAGGCGGAACGAGCGCTTTAGACGTAGCGCTCAGACGTTTTCGCAATCATGGTAGAGTGGTCGACCGTAATCTCCTTACTCAAGTGAATGATGCAATGCTTGGTCAAAACGGCCTTCATTTGCTCTCTGCGTTTCTCATAGTGTTCTCGACCATAAAATGCCCACTCCCGTAAAGCTCCGTCAACATTGACGGCAGCAGCTTCCTCGGGAGAAAGAGATTTAGAATGTAAGACACTAAGCAAAGATTTCCAAATCGAAGATTCGTGCAATTTTCCCACACGAAATGGAAGTCCATCAACTACAGCTGAATACCGCTGCAGAAAAACCAAGTCCTTTAAAGGGACAAATGGCTTAGCTACAGCATCTTTGATTCCAGGTGTTATCTTTAGACCATACGTGGCAAGGTACTTTTGCAAGGTGATAAAGTTGAAATTGCGTCTCCAAAAAGAAACAGTGTTAATAAAATCATCACCGTAATTGACATGAGAAACGTAAATTCGAAAATCACCGACTTTGGAATTGGGATAAATTGAGTAGAAGGCACATCTATTCATCAGGCTATTATCCAAGCTATTGACGTTCACTGTGGCAGGAATGCCAGAAGGTGTGGACCCATCAAGAGCATACACGTATCCATTATAGCTCACCAGTGGGCGTAGGACACAAGCAGGAATAAATTGCATGATTACAAGATCTTCGGCGGCGTAACTGCCCAAAGATGCGATCTCAATCATAATTCGATAAGAAGCTCCACTAATATCAGGAGATTTTCTCAAATCATATTTGCTATGATCGCCATCAAAGGCTCGCTGGAAGCGCTCGAGGTGTTGCATGAGTTCCTCCCAATCGGGAGAGAGACAATTAATACCAACGGCGCACTCACTTGTAGAGGTGCACATCTGTAGCACTCTAAAAACGGGTGTGTAATACTTCCGAATAATAAGAGTGCAGCAAATTTCTCCAACCATGTAAAGTCTGACTTTTTCCTTAGTTACCAATGTGGGCTCGTCTTTCGGACAACCCATAAACAACCAAGGAACACGTATGCCAGCCTTCAATTTGGCGAGTTGGACATCAACCTGATCCCAAACTTCTTTGAGAAACTGTTTTCTTTCTTCACCCATATCACTGATATAGGTGGTGATCCAATTCTTCTTGCCTCCAGAGAAATTAACTCCCATCGAGGAATTCCAGTTAATAGCGTCAATGTGGCGTAAACCACTGATTCCGTTCAAAACTTCATCCCAGGATAGGGGTTTCAAATCTTTGAGAAGATACTTGGGCAAATTGCGAAAAGCAAACAGATAATCCTGGACAGCCCACTCCAAATCCTGTTGGGGCAATCCTGGCGAAGTTTGGAAAGCAAAAGCAGCAGATTTAGGCCACATGGATCTCCCAAATTTTGGCTTATCAAATTCCAATTCTGGAGGAGCCAAAAGAGCAATATCCTGAGCTATGATCGTAGGGCGTACCGAACTTTTGTAAAAAGCCTTAGTTTCACATTCTCCCACAAATACGGCACCTTGATTGGTGACATAGGTATCGGGATCATGTTGCTTGAGCCACTCTACTTGATCGGTCATGTACCC